ATCTAAAATAGTTAACATTCTTAATCTAATCCTTTCTTTTTTTTCTGCCTTAGTTTCTTTTTTATTTTTTGTATTTTTAGAGATAATCTCATTAAAAAAATAAAGATCCAAATTTTTATTTTTTTCATTTTCTTGCATTTTTAAAATTGTTTACGATAATCAAAATATTCATTTTGTGTATTTTTTGAAATGTAGTTTTTGTCTTTAAAATACTTTAAATAACTCTTAGAAAAATTAATACCTCTATTTTCAATTTTTGATATTTCAGTAATTAAATTTTCGTATTTAAAATACTTTTCTTTTTGAAAAATAATATTTAAAATGTTATTATGCTCTTGATCTGTGTAATTGCTGAAATGCTTGATTTTAGGCTCATTTACGGGCAAAGAATTAATTTGTATGAACTTATTGTCATCAATAGAATATTGTATTTCTATGGGCTTAAAACCTCCGGAGGATCGTAAGAATTTAGGCTCTAAAATAAAAGATCCGCTTTCCTCTTTTTTTACTGATAATGTACTTTGCGCCCAACGATCTGTATTGCTGCCCAGGTGGCCCAAAGTTTTGCCTTCATTTTTGCCAGTATGCAAAATTCCAATTAATAATAAATTGTTTACGGTTGTAAGTTCTTTGATCCAATTTACTACTTTACGGCACTCAATTTCATCATTATAATTCATAACAATATCTAGTAAACCATCTAGGATAATAACACTACATTCGGGCGTATTTTCAATGTACGCCTGGATCATTAATTTAATGGTTTCGGGGCCTTCCTTTCGTAAACAAAAACTGTCAAAAAATGTTGGTAACTCGTAAATATCTGCTACATCTTTAATTCTTGACATATGTTTATAAAAGTCAAATTCGCTGCTTTCAGTATCAATATATAAGATTTTATTGCGCCCTGGTAACGTTTGCAGCTTCATTCCAAAAATGTCATAAACGCCAAAGCTACTTGATACAATTGAAGTTGTAAAAGTAGATTTGCCACTTTTAGGCAAACCAGAAATAATAACATAATTCTGAATACTACCTATATTTTGGCCCTGTATAGATAGTAATATTTGCTCCTTAGGGGGTATATGGCCGCGTTTATAAGCATTTTTTAATAACTCAATGTAAATTGGGTTATCTATCATTAAAAGTTGATTAAACTGTCTGCTAATAAGGCCAAAATGATTATAACAATTACTGTGATTACATCTCTTTTCATAAATTTTTTTTTAGGATTATTTAATTAAATATTCAATCCAGGCCTTTGCACTTTTTAGTGATCTATATTCCTGGTTAAAAGGATAAATTATGTACATTTTTGTTTTAGGGTTATATACAATTGTGTAACCCTTGTAGGCAAAATATTCCATTGTTTTAAATTTTAAAGTAAAAAAATAGGCCTAATTAGGCCATTCGGTTAATTTAACATCTAAAATGTCACATCCAGCCACTTGTAAAAAACTTACAATATTGTTGCTTTCAACAAATGCGGCAGTAAAAAATAAAGAATTTAATTCAATTGTGTAACTGTACAATGTACGTTTGTCCTCGCTTCCGTAGAAAAAGCGGAAAGTTGCTTTGATCATTTTGTTTAAGTTTAAGATTATAGATTAACAAAGATTAAATAATTATTTTAATATAACCTAATTTTTAACAAAAAAAAATCGGAGCGTAGAAACGCCCCGACAAATCTATGAAAATCCTTCTTAAACAAATTCAGCTCAAAAATAACTTTTTTTCGGCGTTTCGCCTACTAATTAATCCCTTTACTTTTACTCCATTATCAAATACCCATCTATCAAACTGATCTGCTACTATTTTTTTATCTGCACCGCTATTTAGTAATCTAAGTAAGCTTGAAGCTTTAAAGGCCCCTAGCCCGACATTATAAGTAAAAGATATAAGGGCGTTTAATTCATTATTATTTAATGGCACTTTAATCAAATTTTTAATTTCTGCCGCGTCTTTACTAGTTGTAATTTCTAGCCATTTTTGGGCCTGCTCTGCCGTAATAATATCGCCTTGCTGTACTTTTCTTTGCTTGTCAAAGTCATATGTTGATCCGTAACCAATTGTCCATACTCCGCCGCTATCCTGGTAAGCTTTTAGATATAACCCCCCTTCAGCTTTTTTAATAAAATTTAAAGCTTTGGTTAATCCTGATCCCTTAGTAATTGCAGTAATTCCCAAAATTCCTAGTATTATTAAAATTATTTTATTTTGCTGCGTCATTTAACCTCTTTGAGTGATCCTTTGCCGCCCATCCTAGCAATAATAAACCAATGGCCCTAATTAGGCCCTGAATTCCAGTACTTACGGGTATAACTTCAGAACTTGCAGCTAGTACCCCCCCCAGTGTTGTTTTCCAGTTATTCATTTTTGTTTATTTAAATAATCTAATTTTGTTTCTATCCTGGCTAATTTGTCTATAATATCGATACGATCTGATTTTATTTCTTTCATATCTAGCTCGATTTCTGATAATTTTTTTTTAGTAGTACCATAAAATGATCCTATAAAAATAATAGTTCCAACAAATGATCCTATATAAAATAAATTTTCCAAATTAGTCTGCATTATATATTTTTTGTTATAGATAACTTATAATTATTTATAACTTCATTTGTCCATAATAAATTTGCAACTAATTGTACTTTTTCATTTTCATTTAAAATATTATCTCCAGGACATAATACATTTCTATGAAATGTTTTTGCAATTTCAACATTATCTTTTTCAATAATTGATGATATACAAACTTCAATTTGATTGGATTGTAAAATTTTTATAGAATGCACTATTTTTTTTTCAATTAATATCATTTTTATATTTATTTATAATTATATGAAGTAAGTAAATGAAATTATTAATGAACTATTGTTAGCAAAATTAGTATTATTAATTGTAGTTGTAATACCTAAATTTGAAGTTTGGTTTAATTCTATTGTAGCTTGGTTTATAGTACCATATGCAACAAATTGACCTGTAAAAGTTATATTATTGTTTCTAAATGTACTTGCTGAAAAAAAGCCATTTGTTGATCCAATAGTGAATGGTAAACCAGTAATTTGAGCATCACCAATTGAAGTTCCTTTATTTGTTAAATTAATGTAACCAGTAACATTTACTTGCCTTCCTATTTTTGTGTATTTTCCTGAATTATCAGCAGTAGTTATTCCAACTGATCCGCCTCCAAAATTAAGACCAATAGTCCAATTTCCTTCTTCATAATCATCTAAAGTATTTGGATCTGCTGAAATTATTTGTGTTGAAGGAAATGTAATACCGTTATTTACTGTTAAATTACCGCTTAAAGTTCCACCAGCTAAAGGCAAATAAGAAGCTAAATCAGTAGTTAATGCTAAAGTTCCCGTTGCATTTGGAAAAACAAAATTTCTAGTACTTAATAAAAGACTAAAATCAAAATAAGCATTATTTGGATTTGTATCTCTTTGAAAATAAAAACCGTTAACATCACAACCTATTGAATTAAAACCAGCAGTATTATAATAAAGCGCGTTTTGTTTAATAGCTATATTTTGATTAAAATAAGATGTGTTTGTACTTCCGTTTATTGATATTGCATTTAAAGCTAAACCAACATTTAAAACGTCAAAAGTATCTGTTGAAGAATTACCAATGCGCCATTTAGCAGTTGAATTTTTTGCAAAACCAATTAAAGATTGATTTCCAGCCGTATTATTTATAGCTATTAATGGACTTGTGCCGCTACCGTGTACGTCTAAATTATTAGAAGGCGTATTTGTATTAATCCCTAATCTATTATTAGTATCGTCAAAAAATAAATTAGTATTGTCTTGTGTAATTAATCCAGCCGCACCAACAAAGGGAACTGATCCAGTAGTTAAAGTTGTAACGGTTAAACCGTTTGTACTTACTCCGCCAGCCGTTACTGATATACCTACATTTGAAGTATTGCCGTTTGTGGTAACTTGTTGTAGAGTACCCGCGCCGCTGCTTACATTGGCTATTAATACCCAAGACGTCCCAGTATCTTCATATATTGCCGCCGTATCATTTGCAATAAATAATCTTCCTGCAAATCCAAATGCAGGCCTATTCGCAAAAGTATCTGTATAAATTGCAGGACTTCCCTTCTGATTGAGTACGTTGACATTATATGAAAATCCCATGTCTTAAAATATTTTTTTTACTACTATCAAATTATTTTGCCCCGCACCTGTAAAATTAATTTGTAAAGTAACCGTTGTAAATTCATCTTGGTTGCCATCAATTACAAAGCTTTGTGACGGGCCTAAGGTTACATTTTCAATTACGACCGTTGTAGTTCCCGCATTAATAAAGATAATACTATTACAATCCGTTGGAATTGATTGAGCCGTGTTGTACGCTATAAATACGGGTGTGTAATGTGTCATAATTAACAGGTATAAATTTGTTTTGAAATTGCTTTATTCTTACTTTTAAAATAAGCTAATTGGCTCGGGCTTAATACTTCGCCTGGCGTTGGCTGAATTTGTTTTTTGTCCCAATAGGTTGGCGTTACAATTGCAAACGGTGGTAAATTTATAACCTTTGCTCTGTTTAATGGATTATTTGGATCCATATTGCCTCCAGGTTGGGTATTTTTATAAACTTTATACAGTAAATAAATTATTGCCCCATATATTAAATATTCGCTTGTTTTCATTATTTAAAAATTATATCGTTATTATATATATATCCCGTTTTAACTGTATTATTAGCCGTGAAAGTTACTTTAGTATATGGCAAATCAGGATCCTCTTGCAAAATACCTAATTTTATTTCAGTTCTAAATGTGTATAACGGTGTTGATAAGTTATAATTATACATTGTAGTTCCTGGTATTGAATAAGCATTAACATTTGTGGGATCACTAACAATAACCCGACTTTTAGGCTTTTTTAATTTTGCAAAAGCATAAACGCCCAATAATAATAAAGCTATTGTTATATATATCTTATTTTTTTTCATTTTATATACTCATATTATATAATCCGCCATCAGGTACCTGATCTAATTTAAATTGATCAACACTAATGCCAGGATCAAAGCCCCTTGATTGCCATTGTTCAAAAGTAATTCCGTATTTTTTACCATCCTGAATGAGATATTGTGTATCAAAACCGACGGCGCGCATACCTTCATATATTCCCTCCGGATAACTAAAACTTTGTGGAATTTCCAACATATCAATTGAAAACAAATTGTCAACTGGTGGCGCTGGCGGTGATGGTGGCGGTGGCAAAATAGCAACTGTTTTTTTCTTTTTAAAGAAAAAAAACGCTGCAATAATAACGGCCCCAATAATTAGTAAGTTTTTATTTTTCATTAAAATCTAAATTTAATTCCTTTACGTTTGTAATTATCGTTAATTAAGTTTATTTTTTCTCTAGATAAATTGCTACTAATAAATTCAGTTAACCCCATTGGCGAGCCGGTAGGAATCCCAAAAAGATATTCTTGCCTTTTACCAAAAGTTTTAACTAAGTAAATAGCGTCGGCGTCATTTTGAATTCTTGATACCTGGTAGCCTGCTTCTTCTTTGTTATCTGCAAACGCGCTAAATCTTAAAGAATTGTAAATGGCATTTGCAATTTGATCGAATTCCGCTTTACTTCTAGATAAATCAATACCTCTAGCATTTAAATTTTTTTCTATTTCCTCAATGTTTGCAACTTCGCTTTTTTCTTTTTGTATTTCTTCATTAGTTTTAACAATACCCAATTTTTGAAATAAAGGTCTTATTACTACTATATAAGCAGCAAGGCCAATACCTACGTTTGTTAATAACTTCTTATTATCTTCACTTATTGCCATATATTTTTTATTTCATAAACCCTAAAAGCATTTTATATGTACTGTCGTCAATATTAGCTAAATAATACAAATGATCGCCATAGTTAACGTCTTTTGTACTTAAAATTTCAATTGCTTGTAAAGCTTTTTGTTTTTGTTCGTCAGGGATACCCGCTAAGGCCGTCACAGTTGGCGCCATTGGTCCAGGTGCCGAAAATTTATTAATTATTAATCCCAAAGCACCAATTGCCATTTGTTGAAATTGCTGATTTTCTAAAATACCCGCCAAGCCCTTTGGCTTTTCTTCTTCCTCAAATTCTTCAGCACTTAATTTTGATATAATCAAATTTTGCCCTTCAATCATTTTTTCTAATAAACGGCTAAAATTTTGATCAGGTTGTGTTTGCTGCATTCCACTCATCATTGGTAAATACCTTTCAGCCTTATTTAATTGAAAAACTATTTGAGTCAAGCTTTCAAGATCTTTACCTCTAGCAACTTTCTTTTTTTCAATTAATTGTAAAATATAAGGATTGGTATTGTCAACATTTTGCTGAATAGCCCTTAAAGCTTCAGACAATTTTTGTAATCCTATTTCCTTCTCATCCTCATCAAAATAAAAACGGCAATACTCAACCTTTGGACTGGTTCCTGCAAATATTTTGTAGTGAGTTGCGGGGCTATTTTCGTAATAGTCTATCACATCTTCTAACCTATGTAATTCGGGCTTAAATACTGCCATTTTTACTTATATTATAATTTATAGTAAACTCCAAAAGCATATACACAATTGGTCGTACCTGGTGCACTTGCTAATGAAATAAAACTTTTTGTCCAAGATATAATCATATTGTTTATATCAGGCAAACCGTTTGCATATGGATTAGGCGTTGCTGAACTAATAATATTATTAAAAGCCAATAAAGGCGCATTATATATTAATTGCAAATCTCCACTATATAAGGTCAAAAAGCTTTTTTTAAGATCTGCTTCCGTTACCATTGTGCTGCCACTATTAGGCGAAGCACTTAAAACTCCAGGCGTATAACATTGGATGTTTTGAATCATAGCATTTGCCAAATTTGGCAAATTAGGAAAGTAATAACGTGTGTTTGTACTTCCGTTAGGAATAGCAACCTCTACCGCTTCGTATCTATTTAAAATTGGCATTGTTGTATTTTTTAAAAGTTATAAAAAGCCAGGCGTATGCGTCCACCTGGCAAGACGGCGATTTGGGATCGGCTTTTTTTATTTAACGCTTGTAACGTTTTGGCAAAGAATAGTTCTAAATATTGCAACAATACGGCTATCAGCTTTAACAGTTGAAATAGCAGCAGGCAACACAATATTTGCAACAATATTTGCACCACCATTTAGTAAAATATTTGGTTCAACTGGATAAAAACCATTATCACCAGCGTCCCACTGATCAACAGGAAAAACGGTTTGTGCAGTAATACCCACACCACCTTGTGTTTGTGGTACAAAATAATTTCTAAGTATATCTATGGACGGCACCACCAGCTGATTATTTACATTTAGAGAAAAGAAACCATTATATAATGTCAAAGCTGCGTCAGCTTGTGCGGCACTAAAACCAGCACCAATTGAAGGATAAGAACAAACCGGGAAAGCTGTATCAGTAGAACTTGCCGGTGCTGCTAATCCAATAAATAAACTACTAACAACGTGAATATCTTGTAAGTTAACCGGCTTCATTGTGTTAAAAATTGTGCTAGAATTATCAGTAATGACAATTGGCAAACGGTAATTTGTAACACTTGCAGAAATTGCAACTTCTGATCTTACAAAAGATTGCGTTAATACTGCCTGACTTACGTCATAGCCTTGTGACTGTACGAATGACCTTGCATTTTCAAATACAAGGCGGGCTGAAATTTGGTTGATCATTTTTTTTAATTTTAATTTTTTTTTAAATTTTTTAACTTATTGTATTAACATAAAACCGCTGCGCTCATTGTATCCATTCCGTAACGCATATCGTCCATTCCAGCAACTACGCCGCGTGGATTGTTTGTACTAGGCATTAAACCCATATAACGCCTTGCAATTACTGGCATACCTGCAAGCACTCCAGTAGATTGAACTAAACCTAAACCACCGACCGCAATCATACCGTTACCAACGGATTTAACAATATCAGATTTAACAAACGTAGGTAATAATAAACCTACTGCAATTGGTGCTACTGCTGCAACATACTTTTTGTATGAATCATTTAAGGTAGTGCCATTAATTGTATTGCTTACAAATCTAGCTGCTACACCTCCAGCAATTGTATACAAAGCTGAGGCAAAGTCTAGTTTCATGTCTATCGCACCCATTCTTTTTGAACGTCTGCGAGTAACTCTTTTTTTAGATGTTTTTTTTCTACGTGCCATTTTTATTTTTTTTTATTATTAATAAAGGTGAAAAAGATCAAAGTAACTTTTTAAGTTCACT